TCCATCATATTCTGCATATTGAACTTTAAATTGTACTCTCCTGTTGCCTCATCTACATATGGTACTTTTTTCATTTGGTCAATGATGTTTGCCATATATGAATCAACTTCTGCAGGTGGAATGTTTCCAATATCAATTTTAAAGATTCTCTTTTCGGGTGCTCTCATAATTCTATGAATCATCATTGCATCTTCCATAAGAGTTAATTGTTTCCAAGTCTTTCTAGCTCCTTCTAATAAAGAACGACCATAAGGAAGGAAGTTTGTATCTGTTAATAATCTAAAGTGAGCCACCTGAAACGATTCTAAGAACTTAGTATTGTTTCTTTGTGAAATGGCGTTTGTATTTTGTTCTTCTACTTCAAATCTTACTGAGTAAGGATTATCTAAATCATATCCTTCTTCTCTACGAGTTTCGTAACAAGATAATGGTTGTGCATTTACAACACCCATCTCATCATCAATATCTAAGTAAAGATAGTAATCACCATATTTGTTCATACCTCTAACCCAACTCCAAAGATTGAACTCAATGTTCAATACATCGTAAAATAGATTGTGTAATGTTTTCTTTAATTTCTCATCAGATGATTTGATACGAATTACATCACCCATATCATTTTTAAGTGTAGTTTCATCTGAGTATATATCTAATATAGATGAAATAATAGAATCTTTATCCATTGCTTCATAATCTGTATATAATTCTAATTTGTTTGAATGATAATTAAATCTTTCGTTGTATGTTTGCCAGTTCTTTCTTGAGTTTGAACCATGTAACCTACCGTATCTATCATAATACGCAGAACCTCTACGATTACCATCAGATTGTAATCTTGATGAATCTACAACCTTCAGCTTATCCTTACCAACTCGTCTTACAACGACCTGTGTTGAGAATAATCTTTTTAATCTTCCAAATAATGATGTATCTGCCATAATCTTTTCTTTAATATACTACTTATAATGTATAAATATACAAAAAATATTTTTAATATCCAAATTTTATAGTAACCAACTTATATCTTCTTCACCTTTTCCAGTGTTAACCTTCCAAGATTGTTTAGCTGCCTTCGGTACTGTTTTAAATACTCCGCGGTTTTTAGTTGTTAAATCTAAAGCTCTTCGGTTTAAATCAATTCCCTGTTGTCTTAATTTCAATGCAGTATCCCTAACCCATAGTGATGTTGAAAACGAAATTGTTAAATCATCGTTGTAACCACTTTGAGCCTCTGCCCTACTACCATTCCATATAAAAACAAAAAGTTCTTCTATCAATCGTTTTGAACGTATGATGGGAACTCTCTCTCTCATATAAGTATCTAATTTTGAGATAACCAATGGACGAGTTCTACTTGTCATAGAAAATCCTGGTACCATTTGGGATTTATCTTTTAAATCATATCCCTTTTGTAAATGAATATCATTATCTGTATATCCAAATTCTTTGAATGAGTAATATAGATTACTATAGTTTCTATCAATTGCTTCTTGAATAACTGCCCATCCAATATTAGCATTTTCAATCACTAACAATGCATCGTTCCATTCTGTTGCAACATTCACTAACATATTACCATAGTCTTTAGTACCAATCTTACCTTTGTATTCTGCTACTTGTTCTACACTTTCTACATCTATAACATGGAATGCTGAGTAATCGGCCCCATCACCTCTGGCAACATCGGCAACTACTATATAATCTTTTTGATAATTTGGTTGCTGCCATATCCAATAGTTTCCATCGAATCCTCGTTTCTCAACAGGTTCTTGTACATGAGTTTCTTCATACCATTGAAGGAGTTGTCCATCTACTACTGTATAACCAGAACTGATAAAATCGCAATCACATTCCTGTGCTGCCATCTTCTCACCCAATAATTGAGTTTGTTCTGTTCTCCACTTTTCGTTTCGTTCAGGATGTACAGTCCAATGAAGTTTGATTGGATTCCAACCATCTTTGTTCTCACCCTTTAACCAAGTTTTATGAAAGAAGTTACCAACACCATTTGGAGTTGATAAAACAATTGCCTTTCCACCAGTCGATAGAGTAGATTGAGCTGATGCCCAAATCTCATCTACACCCTTAATGAATGCACCCTCATCTATAATTAACATTGATAATGCCTCAGAACGACCAGCATCACTACTTGCTGATGTTGCTTTGATTGTTGAACCATTTCGTAATCGTAAGGATAGTTTGTTATCTTCTTCGGTTTCACCTCTTAACCAGCTCGGTAAGTTTTCATGCATATACCTAACCTTAGTAACTAAGTTTTTAGCTACCTCTTGTTTAGTTGCAATTACCAATATGTTTTTATCTTCGAAAAATAACATCATCCATAAAGAATAACCGGCGGATAATGTTGAGATACCTAACTGACGTGATTTAAGGATTACATTGTAACGGTGTTCATCCAACTCATCCATTACATCCTCTTGGAAAGGATACAAATCAAAAAGAATCTTACCTCTCTTTGGATGTTGTATGTAACAATATTTTTTAAAAAAGTAGACAGGGTCTTTAGCACATTTAATGTACTCTTCTCTAATAAGTTCTTTTATATTTTTACTCATTTCTTTCCCAATTTCCAAAGAAACTGAGTAGATATGATTGGTTGGAATTGGTCATTTAATCCAATACCCAATCCAAATGCCTGCTTCTTCTTTGTTCTAAGTAATATAGAACCACCAACATAATTAAATTGCTTAGTTGTTCCATTCAAACCAAATCCTACATAGAATTCGTTTTTATTAATATACTTTGTTTCAGTTACAGTAGTTGTTGGGTAGATTAAATCGTAGATTATTTTTCTTGATAAAATTTTGTTCTGTGAGATAGTATCTTTAATTGTTAAATTCAATGAATCTAATTGTTGAAAGTCCTCATAAACATATTTTGCGAAGTAATCCTCTAAAATAGATAGAGTATCAATTTTCTGAGTTAACCTAATGGTATCAATCTCAGTTTTGATTCTGGTAACTATTTTAGGAACGTATTTTGTAACTTCTTTAGTAATGGTATCGTATTTCGTTTCTACCTTTGTGATAATAGTAGGCTCGGACGGGGTATTATCTACCCCATCTGTTCCACTACACTGTCTTAGAAAAATTATAACTATAATTAATACTAAGATTATCAGATTCTTAAAATTTCCGATATACTTTTCCATTTACTACCTTATTTTTTAGCAGCTGGATTTCTTTTTTTATTTGATGGTTTTCTACCTTTTCGATTACCACCCTTTACAGCCTCTACGACATCTTTAGATTGTTTAGCTAAGTTCTTACCAGCTTCCTTAACGTCTTTAAGTTCTTCTTTAACTCTCTGAACTCTACGTTTAACTTCTGATTTTACTTCTGCTACTTCTTCTTTGATATCTTGTACTGTATCTTCTACTACATCAGGAATAAAATCTCCATCTCTGTCTTTGATTTTTCCAGTGTATAGTAATACTGCGTATGTTGCTGCGATAACTGCTACAACTCCTACGATAATAAATAATGTGCTCATAATTTGCCTTTTTAGTTTTAACTGATTATATAATAAATATTAGAAATAATTTAATAAACCTATTTACCATTTTCTACAAGACCAATATCTTGCTTTCCATTTTGGACCAGGTGTATCACAATTCATCCTTGCTCTAAATGATTTACGAGCTCCAGGATTATCTTTTTTGATTACCATTCCCTTTTGGCCAAAGTTTACTTTAACAACATTACCTTTATCGTTTTTTACATAAACTTTAAATTTCTTAGTATCACCCTGCATTGGTTTGTTAAGTTCTACTTTTCTACCCTGATACTCAGCCTCTTTTATTACTTCAGAAAAAGATGCGGATGTTTTTAATGGTTTAACAGATTCGTTTTTTGATTTATCGTACTTATCTTTTATCTTTCCGATTTCCTCATGTCCTTCACCCTTACCTGCTGCAGATTGGATTTTAGTCATTCCTTCTTTACCGTACTTCTTAACACCAGCCTTATACATAATACCACTTTCAGAAACATCTTCCTTCTTCATAAGTTTGTATGCCGTATGTCCCATCATTACGATACCACTCTTAACAAACTTATCTTTATTAGATTGTTTTTTAAGTGCATCATATACTTGAACCATTAGGTTTGCTGAACCC